TGGCGGAGAGCATCAATGGTCTTTACAAAGCGGAGGTAATACACCGTAAGAGCTGGAAAAACCGTGCAGAAGTGGAACTGGCCACACTCACGTGGGTGGACTGGTATAACAATCGACGATTGCTGGAAAGGCTGGGCCATACTCCTCCGGCAGAAGCAGAAAAAGCTTATTATGCTTCCATCGGAAACGATGATCTGGCAGCCTGAGTTCACAGATAAAACACTCTCCAGGAAACCCGGGGCGGTTCATACTGGTAAAGGTGTATGGACTGTAGTACCGAAGGGCTTTCGTCTGGGAAGTGAAGAAGCTCTCGCCGGTGAACACGCAGATCATCTTCTGTATATTATCGATGAAGCCTCCGGTGTCAGTGATAGAGCTTTCGGTATCATCACCGGTGCTCTTACCGGACAGGATAACCGCATCTTATTACTGTCACAGCCTACACGCCCAAGCGGCTATTTCTACGATACTCACCATAAACTGGCCAAGCGTCCTGGTAACCCTGATGGCGTTTATACGGCGATCACGCTTAACAGTGAGGAATCACCGCTGGTAACGCCAGCATTTATCAAAATGAAGCTGGCGGAGTACGGCGGGCGCGATAACCCTATGTACATGATTAAGGTACGCGGCCTATTCCCTAAATCACAGGATGGCTTCCTTCTTGGACGTGATGAGGTTGAACGTGCAACGCGGCGGAAAGTCAAGATTGCCAAAGGATGGGGCTGGCTTGCATGTGTGGACGTTGCTGGTGGTACGGGAAGGGATAAGTCCGTTATCAATATCATGATGGTGTCCGGCCAGAGAAATAAACGCCGTGTAATCAACTATCGAATGCTGGAATACACAGACGTTACAGAAACGCAGCTTGCCGCCAAAATTTTCGCAGAATGTAATCCTGAGCGATTCCCAAATATCACCATAGCGATAGACGGCGATGGGCTGGGTAAAGCAACAGCGGATCTGATGTACGAGTATTATGGTATTACCGTACAGCGTATACGCTGGGGTAAAAAGATGCATAGCCGTGAAGATAAGAGCCTGTACTTTGATAAACGTGCTTATGCCAACGTTCAAGCCGCAGAGGCCGTAAAATCTGGTCGTATGAGACTGGATAAGGGTAATGAAACTATTGAGGAAGCGTCGAAAATCCCTGTAGGGATTAACTCCGCAGGTCAATGGAAGGTGATGAGTAAGGAGGATATGAAGAAAAAACTCAACCTGCACTCACCAGACCATTGGGATACATATTGTTTCGCTATGCTGGCGGATTATGTTCCCCAGGACGAAGTGCTTAGCGTCGAAGACGAAGCGCAGGTTGATGAAGCTCTTGCATGGCTTAATGAATGAATATTTGCTCTAATAAATTGTGTTTTTTAACTACCGATGTTACATTGAACCTGACCTCTTGCGCCTTGAGGCATTTTCGGTTTATGCTTATCAGGCACCTCAGTAAAACGGGTGCCGGGATTGGCCTCCCGCTTAAGTCTAAGGCGATACAGACGCCGCTCGCGTCTTTTTTTTGTATCGGCGTACACGCACACCTCTACAATGGTGGGCTGTATGGGGCTACCTTCGGGTAGGCTGGTTACCTTGGACGCCAGTAAGGCCAACTCCGTACAGTCCACCGCCAGCAAGATTGGTCTCTTCTGCGGTGGTTACATACCAACGTCTAAGGAGGCTGCCAATATGGCTACTATCCCTACCCCAACTCATCCTGAATTTATCTGGCGCTTTTACTCCTGCCAAAAACGTCACTATCACTTCGTTATTGCACCGACAGAAGATGAGGCACGTTCTCAGCTTCCTGACGCCCCATGTATTTTCTCTGCCCGTTTTTCCACTGATTCACGCAATTCTCTCAGTTACTGGTGCCTCCCTGTTAACGCTTCTGCTCAGGAGGGACTATGAGAACATCGTTAGTTACCCGTGAAGAGATGATCGAGGCAATTGAACAGCACACTGCCTGTATCAGTACCAGGGATATACCAGGCGTTATTGCCAACTACTTCATGATCACCAAACAACTTTACCGGAGAAAGGACAAGAACGCGGTTCACCGTATCCTGTTGTCTGATATCCGCGAATACCTGCTCGAACAGGGTCATCTGAATTACGCAACCGTCGCAGCCGAATCACGCAAGGAGGCACACAGAATGAAAGCAACTAACGTTAAATCAGAAAAAATTCATGCACCTTCAGTTCAGGAATCGGAGCTGGTGGTTGTTCAGAATCAGTCTGATGAAATTCCCGTTCTGGAATGGCAGGGAGTGCGTGTAGTGACAACCGAGACTCTTGCTAGAGGGTATGGGACAGAAACAATCCGTATTCGCCAAAATCATCATGAGAACAAAGTACGCTTTGTTGAAGGGAAGCACTTTTTCAAAGTTGAAGGAGAATCATTGCGCGAGTTGAAGCACAGAGTAGCTTTAAACTACTCTGTAAAAATTGCTCGCAATGTTCGCTCACTCACCCTCTGGACAGAACGCGGCGCAGCCCGCCACGCTAAAATGCTCGAAACCGATCAGGCATGGGCATTCTTTGAAAAACTGGAAGACAGCTACTTCCGGCAAAAAGAACAGCAACCGGTTGCAATCCCCCAGACGCTTCCAGAAGCTCTGCGCCTGGCTGCCGAACTGGCTGAACAAAAGCAGCTTCTGGAACAGAAAGCCCACCAGCTAAATCAGCAGCTGGTGGCCGCCGCTCCTAAAGTCGATTTTGCCGACCGGGTATCAGTAGCTAAAGGGATCCTGATTGGGAATTTTGCAAAGGTTGTTGGACTTAAGCAAAACGCGCTGTTTGCCTGGTTACGGGAGAACGGCATCCTGATAGCGTCCGGTGGACGTAAAAATGTGCCGTTCCAGCAGTACATCAATGCGGGGTATTTCACGGTGAAAGAAGTGGTGCTGGATGATGAAGATGGCTACCAGATACGGTTGACGCCTCAATTAACGGGTAAAGGCCAGCAGTGGTTGACGCGTAAACTGCTCGATGCTGGCTTGTTAAAACCGGTGGCGGCTGAATAATGGAAGAATGCCCGGTTGATGCCGGGCATAATTTATTGCGCGCTTTCGGGGTTGTCGTTTACTGGCTGCCCCTTCTTGGTTTTACGGCTGCGCGTAACTGATGCGGCTGACTTAACCTTTTTCTCTTCGCGAGTGATGGCAATTTGTTTTTTTACATTTTCAATATCTGCCAGGCGATATATTTTTGCTTGCGGCCAGCGGTCGCAGATGATCGGTTCTATGGAGTCATAAAGGCTAAATTTTGCTTTTTCGAATTCACCGTTGATGATAATTCCATCACGGAGAGTTTCATCGCAGATAAACACGCCACACAGTGGCACATGGTAACTAACTGATTTACCATCATTGTAGTTAGGGCTACTGGAAATGTAGTGGACGCGCAGCATTGTTTCGCTAAAGCCGTGTACGCGCATACGGAATTTTTCATCCTCCGGGTACTGCCTCATTAGCTCTTTTGTTGCTTCCAGGTTCTCTATGTATTTCGCACTGTGCTCATTGATCCCCGCGCTTTTTTGGATGCGAATGTCCTTATCAATCAGATGAATAATGCGGCCAGCGGTCATGTTGACGCTGTTCACAGCTTCTGTCTGATAAGTTGTAACCTTGCGCACACCGCGAAGGATGTTAGGCACTGGATATAAAATAGTCTTTGGGATATTGAGGTCTGGGTACTGTTCCAGTTCCCGCGCCATTAAAGTCCATTTATCAATTTCAGCCTGAATGCTGTCAGTTTCTTTGAACGGTAGAACGACAACCGGGCGTACAGGACGACCGTCGCTGGCTGTATCAACGTGTTGGGCGCGTGCAACAGCTTTTTTTAGAAAGAGATCCCTGAAGCTGACGAACTCCTGGTACAGTTGTTCGCCGTAGACATAATTTATCATTGATCCTCCTCCAGAATTGACATGGTCAATAACGCCCGGCTGAGAAAACCGGTCATTACTGACCTATATTATAGAGGGATCAAACAAAAATAATAGATTTATTAGTGCATTTATTGTGAGTCTAACTGGTTAGTTGCCATGAGATATTCGATTGTGTCAGTGAGGTCATCCAGGTCGTCTTGGGTGATGCGGTACTCCTGATTGGATATCTTTGAGTAGTGTTCAGCAATGGCGCGGGCAGCGTCGGTTTCGGCAGGGTCTACAGATAAAGCGTTAGAGCAATGTCTAACGTCGTCGATGGTTGGTTGAATGAAAGCCATAATTATGCCTCACTGTATTGACAACACAGAGCCTGAAGCTCTGACCTACTGTTTCACCCATGATCCATGCTGGGGTAATCTAACAACATTGCGCTGTGTGTAAGATGAGCAATGCATAGCTGTAATGCCGTTGTATAAGGTTTCCCTGTTTGCTCATTTCCTTCTGAGCCGCTCTACAACGCTGAAGACACATTAAATAGTGAATCCAAAGTCGTATTACGTAACGGCGGCAAAACTATAATTTATTAGAGCAATTGTCAAACAACTATGAAAAACAATCCAGTTTTTAGCTGGTGGAGTGGGATTTTTCTCTCAAAATTTATTGCTCTAATAATTCTTGATTTTTGTGCGCGGCTGGACGTAAACTCCTCTTCGGACCTGATAACTTCGTATAGCATACATTATACGAAGTTATCTTAAGGGTTATTGAACATGATCAATTTACCTGTAAATCCATACAGTTCAATACCTTACCAGGTCAAATAGTGATCACTTGATCATTTGATCAAGGTTGCGCTACGTAAAATCTGCGAAATGTTGGCAGTGTTAGTGCTCCAGATTTCGCGTAGCGCACTTAGCACCACCAATCAATCAGAGGTGAAAAATGGGATATTCAGCTGCTAAAGTGTCCACTCATCTTGAGCTTGAGAAAAATCGTGGTTACTGGCGGGCAAAAGGGTTTGATCGTGATAGTTGTCAACTGTCATTATCGCGCGGTGAAGAAAAGATAGAACGCAGTCGCGGTCGTTGGCGTTTCTATGACGAGAACCATAAACAGGTAAAGGCAGAGCCGATCCTGTACACTTTACTTAAAACCATTATCTGAGTGTCAAATGTCCAATTTACTGACCGTACACCAAAATTTGCCTGCATTGCCGGTCGATGCAACGAGTGATGAGGTTCGCAAGAACCTGATGGACATGTTCAGGGATCGCCAGGCGTTTTCTGAGCATACCTGGAAAATGCTTCTGTCCGTTTGCCGGTCATGGGCGGCATGGTGCAAGTTGAATAACCGGAAATGGTTTCCCGCAGAACCTGAAGATGTTCGCGATTATCTTCTATATCTTCAGGCGCGCGGTCTGGCAGTAAAAACTATCCAGCAACATTTGGGCCAGCTAAACATGCTTCATCGTCGGTCCGGGCTGCCGCGACCAAGTGACAGCAATGCTGTTTCACTGGTTATGCGGCGGATCCGAAAAGAAAACGTTGATGCCGGTGAACGTGCAAAACAGGCACTAGCGTTCGAACGCACTGATTTCGACCAGGTTCGTTCACTCATGGAAAATAGCGATCGCTGCCAGGATATACGTAATCTGGCATTTCTGGGGATTGCTTATAACACCCTGTTACGTATAGCCGAAATTGCCAGGATCAGGGTTAAAGATATCTCACGTACTGACGGTGGGAGAATGTTAATCCATATTGGCAGAACGAAAACGCTGGTTAGCACCGCAGGTGTAGAGAAGGCACTTAGCCTGGGGGTAACTAAACTGGTCGAGCGATGGATTTCTGTCTCTGGTGTGGCTGATGATCCGAATAACTACTTGTTTTGCCGGGTCAGAAAAAATGGTGTTGCCTCGCCATCACCCACCAGCCAGCTATCAACTCGCGCCCTGGAAGGGATTTTTGAAGCAACTCACCGATTGATTTACGGGGCTAAGGATGACTCTGGCCAGAGGTACCTGGCCTGGTCTGGACACAGTGCCCGTGTCGGAGCCGCGCGAGATATGGCCCGTGCCGGAGTTTCAATACCGGAGATCATGCAAGCTGGTGGCTGGACCAACGTAAATATTGTCATGAACTATATCCGTAACCTGGATAGTGAAACAGGGGCAATGGTGCGCCTGCTGGAAGATGGCGATTAGCCATTAACGCGTAAATGATTGCTCTAATTCTTTGATATTTATGGTGACATATGAGAAAGGATTTCAACATCGACGGAAAATATGTAGTGCTGTCTGTAAGCACTAATATTCAGTCGCCAGCCGTCATTGTCACTGTAAAGCTGAGCGATAGAATGCCTGATATTGATTCAATATCCGTTGCGTTCCCTGTCAAAAGTATGCGTGGTGCTGAACATTTCGTGATGAATGCCACCGAGGAAGAAGCACGGCGCGGTTTTGCTAAAGTGATGTCTGAGTTTGGCGAATTTTTGGGGCACGTTGACAAAGCCCTCTCAATCAGTTCAGCAAGGTCCAAAGCGTTAACAGCTTCCATGATGAAATAAAAAAAAGCCTGGCAAGGAGCCAGGCTGCACAAAAGAGCGGGTTTGTATTCCGCATCCAATCAATCAAGAAGGAGTATAGCACACAGGTACTGAAGTGAAAAAATGTGATTCGCGATAAATAAACAACTTTAATTGCTCTAATTGGTTGCTATAATTGAGTCGCAGTTTTTGCCAACTACGAAGACGTTGCCATTACTTCACTCCTTGACATCATAGGCGGCCATTAGGCCGCCTTTTTTTTGACCATATGAAAACAATCGAACAAAAAATTGAACAGTGCCGCAAGTGGCAGAAGGCAGCCAGAGAACGAGCGATCGCTCGGCAACGGGAGAAGTTGGCTGATCCGGTCTGGCGAGAATCTCAATATCAGAAAATGCGGGATACTATCGACCGCCGTATCGCTAAACAGAAAGAGCGCCCACCAGCCAGCAAAACGCGGAAAAGCGCGGTAAAAATAAAATCTCGTGGCTTGAAGGGGAGAACACCAACGGCGGAGGAACGGCGCATCGCCAATGCTCTTGGCACTCTCCCCTGCATTGCCTGCTATATGCATGGAGTAATATCTAATGAGGTGTCTCTGCACCATATCGCCGGTCGTACCGCGCCGGGTTGTCATAAAAAGCAATTGCCACTTTGTAGATGGCACCACCAGCATGCAGCACCGGCTGAAGTAAGAGCAAAATACCCCTGGCTGGTCCCTGTTCATGCCGATGGTGTGGTTGGAGGCAAGAAAGAATTCACCCTGCTGAACAAGTCAGAGATGGAGTTACTGGCTGACGCCTATGAGATGGCAAACATCATGCACTAATAAATATATTATTTTTAATGATAAATGATTGACAACTGACAAGTGACTTCAGTCAGAATCATCACACGCCCGGTACGGATGGATCCCTTTTCAAATATTCCATGGACGGCACAGTCTGAGTACCGGGCGCTACCTTCAGTTGTATTGCTAAGCCGCCGCTGGTGGCTTTTCTTTTTTGTAGGGGGCGCTATGGATAAGAAAATATGCGTTGTTTCGATGAGCGTCGGCAAACCGGCGTCAATGACTGCTGCATGGATCAATAACGAGCTGATAATGGCTGAGCGGACCAGCTACCCTGAACGCCGCCGCGATATGGAACTCCAGCTGCTGCGCGAATTGCGAGAAAAAGAGGAAAAGGGTTTTATCGTGCTGGTGGAAGAGGAAAACAGCTTTATTACTGGTCGAGTTGGCCAGCGTGTAAGGTTGCGCGATCCCTTCATGAACGGCAGGCCGGTACTAATTGAGGCAATGCAGATTTATAAGGAGCTGGAACGCCAGAAAGCAATCAAGTTACCGCGCAAGGAATCCGGCAAATACATCCTCCACCAAAGCATCTTCGATTCCGAACACGATAAAAAAGGCGATGAATTTTTCAACATCAACTGGAGCGAAATAACGACAGAGCATGTTCTGACGTTACTATGTTGCTTTGCGACGGAATACAACAACGTTGCCAGCGCCGACTACATCAGGGCAATGGCTGGAGAAGTTGAGGCACACCAGGAACCATCGTTACTAAGCCCTCTCATTAACATAATTCGGGGCACACAGAGACTTGCAGAAAAAAGAGTTCCTCATGGAATCTTAACTGGAGAGGGGAACTATTTTTAACGGCCTAAACGCCACTTCTTTCAGGTCGTGTAGGATGTCAAAAAAGGAGGTTTTCACCTCCTTTTAAACTAGCATTATGGTAATGCGCTCTTGATTAACTGATAAATATCATCATTAGCAAACTGCGTTCTGAATTCAACTTTAACAGACTGACTTATTTGATTGAAAAGCGCTTGGGCATGTTCAATTTTCCGTTTTTCTTCAAGCCGTAAACTATCCTTACTATCTACGTTTTTTGTTTCAATGATAAAATTAAGATAATCACCTTCCGCTGTTTTTACAACATAAGCAAAATCGGGTGAGTAAGTGTATCCACCAGCTACCGGGATCTTAATAGAATTCTTCGGTATCTTTGAAAAAACAACAACAGACTGGATCTCTCTATCTGTTATATTACGCCTTTCAAGCTCTGAATCATAAAAAACTTCTTCAAAAAGATAAGTATCTAATGGTGCTTTTGCATTATCCTGCAATACACCAAGATCACTTGATAATACCTCGCCTAGAGGATTACCATCAGCATTTGTGAACTTTGTAGGATGAATTGAACCCGAAATCAAATTATATCCGAGGCTGAATTTATTAAACGAATTGTTCAACAAATACTTACTAAAACCAGATTTAATTTTTCTGATTGTTTGAATATTAAGGTATTCAGTGATATTAATAGTGTCTTTTATATCACAAAAAACTTTATGTAAAGTACCGTGTTTAACAAAAATAGTCTGTGATAAGTTATCGAGAAACTCTCGATAGCTCATTGTGTTCAGCTTAGCAAAGTCATCGTCATCACTGACAATGCTTTTCGACATTGCCATATCATTGTGGATGTAAATTTTATCAATGCGAGTATGAACGCCTGATTTGGTAAATCGTTCTGTTTCTTCGAGCATGAATGACTTGAAAATGGATAAAAATTCACTTTCACTGTTTATTTTGTACTCAATCACCGCTTTTTGATTGATCAAATCCCATAGTTCTTTCAGCTCACTGAACTTACCAACACGCATTTTAGTGCGTCTTTTTCCATCAGTAGCTTTTTTGATTTTACCAGGTTTCACTCCTATAGGGAATGCTGCTGGATATTTGGATTTTAAGCGGCTATAGGCATCTGAATCTTTGAAATTATCATTGTCATCAATGATTTCATCATTGAAAAGTTCATTCATTAGTGCTCTGGATGAAAGCTCAGGATACTGAGCCATGATTTGTTCCTTAAGCTCTTGAGTAAACTTACTTGGAACCCTTTCTTTGAAAGAACTCTCGTTGACCTCTTTAACAAGTGAGTCAACAAAATCCTTTTCTGTAAAATCAACATAATATTTAAGGGTAAAATTGCGGTCTTTCACTCGACACATGTATTCATTCACAGGAAGACGCAAACCGCGCCCTACCTCTTGAAGCTTAGATGTGGTACTACCGCTCGAACGGAGCTTACAGATCTGAAAAACATTAGGATTATCCCACCCCTCACGCAACGTCCATTTTGAGAAAATAAACCGACGGGGATTATCTAAAGACAGCAAAAGCTCTTTGTCATGAAGGATTTCGTTGATTTCCTGCTCGATTTTATCATCCTTATCACTGTTATCTTTTGAGAAATAACCACCATGAACGGAAGATATATTTGTGACTGTTTTTTCAAGATAGTTTTTATAAAACGCATCTTGCTCTGTTTTTAACAGTTCATTAGCTTCTGCCAGAACGTATTCTTCGAATTTGGTCTTCAGGCTTCCGGAAATATCATTACCGTCACGATAGCCTTCAATATCGTCAATAAAGAAAAGAGTAAGAGGCTTTATGCGTGGCCTTTGTGTCAGAAGTTCTTTTTCTAACTTAAAGTGTTCTTTGACAGCCTTACGCATCATGTTATCAGCGAGTGTCTGATCGTAAGAATAGGGATTTATTGAGCTACCAATCTTCAACTCAATACCATTACTCAACACTGCTGTGCTCTTGTTTAAAGCATCAAGAGTTAAATCATGGATCGCACTATGCGTCTTAGACAGTGATTCACCTTTAGCTAACTTAAACGATTTTTTGTTGTTGTTTTCATTCAGTTCAAATGTAGCTTCCTTTCCGTCAGATTTGACGAATTTGAGGTTTGCGTTACCATCGCCGACTATATCCTCAATATATGCATCAATACCTTTAACGAGATCATCGTTAAATGCGTCCACGGCTGTAAGACGATAAACCAGGTTCTTATAGCCTTCGCTAAAGGTTGCGCCATAGCGGATAATATATTGTGCGTTAAATTTCTCTATGTTTTCCCATGTTTTTTTACCAGTAGGAAATCTATGTGGTTCGTCAATGATGATAAATGGTTTTACAGCTCTGAGCGCGTCAACTGGAGTATTAAACTGATTATCAAGCAAGCCAGTATCGTAAGTATCCGTTAAAGACTTAGAGTTGATCATTCCTGAGTTAATAACAAGAACGTGTATATATTTTTTATTGAAGTTACTTGCTTCAACAAAATCATGTATAGCCTGAGGCATATACGATTTTGTATTTTTGCCAGCGTTTTTCTGACTTTCAACAACGTAAGTTCTCAGCTCACGCTTGTAATCATCCCGGAAGTGTTCTTTTAAAGCATCACTTTTTAAAAAGTTAACGGTTCCGGCCTTGATAGATAGAGTCGGAACAATGATGATAAACTTGTTAATACCAAATGATTTATTCAGGTCAAAAATAGTTTTGATATAGGTGTACGTCTTGCCTGTACCTGTCTCCATAGAAACATCAATGATGTTGCTTTTAGCATTGTGATTATCTTTTGAGTGCGCAATACCATTGAACGCCTGAACATTTTTTATATTGTTGTAGTATTGTTGTTCAGACAGCTTCAGTTCAGGATTAGCTAAAAGGCGAACAGCAACATTATCCGTCAGGTGAGGTGTTGCGGAAACAAAAACATTCATCACCGCATCGACTCCTGCTTTCTGATGCGGCAAGTTCTTTTCGAGAGTGAACCCTTTTGACATGATTAGTTCCTCACCACCAAATCTAACTCAATAGATTTTTTATTAGCATAACTTTTTAGTGCTTCATTGAGTTCCATTTGCTTTGCGCTTTCAAAGTTGCTGCCATAAAACACGACTTTGTTTGGAGCAAAGTCTTTGTCTGAATCCACCTTTTGAAGTAACGCTTTCAATGCTTCGCTAGTAAAATTAGGTGCAATCAAATACAGACGACCATCGCACAAATGTGCTTTGTAGCCACCAAGATCAACATCTTCAATAGGTGTTGTTAGCAAACTGCCATCATACAGGCACCATGTAGTTAATAGAGTGTCATATTGTTCAGGCGTCAAGACAACATCATCAAAGAATGTATGATTAGACAGTGTAAGTTCTGATTCGTCTTTAGCGCGAAAATCTGGCATTAGTTGATATACCTTAAACCCCTGATCCCTATTTTTTTTAGACGCCCTAATTAAACGCTCCTTTGTTAAGTCAAATATTGTATTATAGCCATGCTTCATGGCATCAGATTTATCTTTTGTAGGTTCATCTAGTTGAACTGTAATAAACTGATACGACGTTTTATTTTTGTTATTCAAATTAAAAACTGTATGCGCTGTAGTTCCTGACCCAGCAAAAAAATCCAAAACAATACCCTCTCCATCACATGCAAAAGATATTAAATCTTCTACTAATTTTATAGTTTTAGCATTTGTGAATGGTTGAGTCATTTCTGGGAACAGCTCTTTAAGTTCGTTCGTTGCAACACGCCCATCAAGATGGATAACGGAGCTTAATTTCTGTTTGTAATCCTTAGCATAAACTTTTAGTTCTATAATTTTGTTTTCATCATCACCGAAGATGATCTTTTCTTCAGACAGAAGCCTATCCATTGTATCTAATGGAAAACGATATCCCATAAGAGGTTGTTTGCATGGCTTCTTAGTTTTTGGATGTATAATATCATATCTGTAACCCTCTTTTCCGGGGTTGTGGACGCTCTGACTACCAGTATAGATGCCGTCTTTGTCTATATATTTGTATCGGTCAAGAGGCCATAATTCAGTTCTGTGTTCACGAAACCACTGGGTATATTTTTCCTGAAGTTCATTGCCAGTGTATTTTGATGCAAATTCTTCACCTATGTTGACAAGTAAGTTTTTTACATCGGAGATATTAGATTTCCACTCACTTATAAGCTGCTCTTTGTTTTTTGTGTAAACAATAATATATTCATGCTCTACAGCGATATTTGAAGGGTTGTTATCAGTTGCATTTTTCCATACTAGATCCCCAACATGGTTTTGCTCACCAAAGATCTCGTCGCAAACTAGTTTTAATTGACTGAACTCATTATGGTCAATAGAAATAAAAATAGTCCCGTCTTCTCTCATTAATTCACGAGCAATATAAAGGCGTGGGTAAATGAATGTCAGCCATGCACTATGACTGCTTGACCCCTTGGTGGTAAATTCTAATATGCGTTTAGCCTCATCGAGGTCGATGCCTGCTAGTTCAGAAAGCTGCTCAGGTGTAAATTTGCGATCATCATTATAAACGAACCCATCCTTACCTGTATTGTATGGTGGGTCAATGTAAATCATCTTCACCTTTTCAGCGTAAGCATTAACCATATGCTTCAATACTTCGAGATTATCCCCTTTGATTAACAGGTGTTGACTGTTCTTGTTCTCTTCTTGTTGGTTATGAGTTTTATCTTCTGCCAACAACGTTTTCGGTGGTAGATTGGCCAACAAACGGGCATAAGATTTACCCAGCCAGTTCAAGCTGTATGATTCTTTAGAGAGTTCAACTTCCGATGCCCTAATAATCTCAAGCAATTTTTCTTGAATGAAGGCTCCGTTTTTATCAAAACACTGAGGGAAATTAGCTTTCAACACAGCCAGTTGCTTGCTGTTAGCCGTTTCTACTTCGGAAAAAATCGTTTCTTTTTTCATATCCATTTTAAACCAGATCATTTAGCAACAAAGCGCCGCCTCCCCAGCCCACTAGAGCCAGAAGTTGTCACACTTATACGAGGGCACTATCACTATCTATATGTTTGAATAATCGTGTTTCTTTGAGCGATGCTCGGCGAGCAAACAGCCATTATTTGGGGAAGTTTAATCCGCATTGAGAAGCAATGCATTATCTATGATGATCTGCTCCCATTCTTCGAATGCCCGATCGCGGACGCCCTGGGGAACGCTGTTAGTTTTGAAATCGACGACCGTACGCCATTTCCCGTCCGGACGGTACATGCGCAGAGCTTTACTTCCCCCCTCCCTGCGCACCTCAACGTTATGCTTATCAGCAAACTCTTGTAATGCTCGTAGCGTCCCATGCTTTACTGTGTAGTATCGCTTTTTCAAGTTTTCTCTCCAGCCTGTGCTAAGGCTTCAACTTCCAAATCGTAAGACTCAAACTCATAGTCCTGGTCGTCAACCTCTTCAGGTACTGGCAGTAAATGCCAGGCTGAGTATATCTGACCATTATCAAAACGCTCCTGGCTGTAGAGCGTCGCGGCTATGAGCGTCAGCGCCGGGCGGTCATAACGGTAAATTTTGCGAACGTCACGGTCAACGAGACGACCGAAATTACCATAACCGCGCTCCAGTAATAATTTTTTAATTTCCGGCCAGTATGGACCATAGCTGCGGTACAGGCGGGGATTTTTCAGTAATCGCCCGCGTAGCCCTGACAGGAAGAAATCAACGTATTCGTCTTCTGTCTTTCCTAACAACGCTGTACGGAGTACCGCCTCAAGATATGTTTTATTCGGTTTTATTGTATCAGATAGTGTGGCCATATTATGCGACGCCCGGCGAACCGGGCGCTCCTGTTATGCGTATTGTTGGATGACGGCCAGAACGTCCGCCACGTTGTGTTTTGTCTCGATAATCCACCAGTTACCCGGGAAATCGCTGTTCTTCGCCTTCGCTGGCAGCCAGCGAGCGCCGAATTTCGCCTTGATTGCGTCTTTCGCACGGAAAAGAACGCCTTTCATGCCTGAGGCTTCCTGAAGCCCAAATACCTCGCCAGCGGCGAATTTTGGTGCGTACATCATCTTCAGGTCGGCGGTGGATACGCGATAATTCAGACCAAGAGACTGAGCTATGCTGGTGGCATCACCCTGTATTGATGATAACTCTTCTTGTTTCTCGTTTCTGGCGGCAATCTCTTCCTCCGTGATGTTGCCAAGGGCTAGGTTTATCCGATCAGCGTCGGCCTGTTTCTCTTCATCGGTGCGCCCGGCAAGAACCGTGTTAATTCTCTGCAATATCTCCACATGATTCTTGCGCATGCTGAGCAATTCCGGCGTAACCTCGTTAAGATCCACCAGCCCAAGGATGGCAAGGTCGGAAAACATTGATACCAGGTTGTAGGTCATGCGATAGCTGAGTTGACCATAGGCTGATGGCAACTTCACCGCATCCATTTGATAGGCATCCATAAATTTAGAGCCGTCGTTTACGACATCCGCTATTGCAGGTGTGATTTTCCCTGTGGTGGCGGCCTCCCTGATTGCTGTTACCCACGATTGAGTCAGCGCGGCGACTGCATGATTCAGATTGGCTTCCCGTTCTGCTGCGATGCGCGCGCTTGCTGCGTCCATTGCCTGCTTGATCTCGGCTTTATTGCTGTAAATGCCAATGGTGCCAAACTGTGCTGTGGTGATCTCATAATCTGACCCCCGGAACTCATTGGTACCGAAAATGGCATTGGTGACTTCAAGTTCAGAATCCCCGTTACGAGTAGCCCCCTGGCTTGTTTTTTCCGGCATTCTGGCGATCGCATCCGCTATTTTCTCCTGAATTGCTTCAGGGGATAGCGTATCTCCGTATGACGCGATTACATCGCCATAATTGGAGCCAAACAATTCAACCAGGAATGTTTCTGCCGAACGGATCTGGCGGTTATTCCCTTCCGACATCATACCAAGCACCCATTTTGCAATTGACGACTTCAGCGCGCCGTCACGGCGATCCGGGTAAACCGCATGCTTCAGTGGGTCCGTATAGGTACCAACAAAATCAATGCTATAGCCTGACTCTGTAGTCTGAACGCCGTACGAGTCAGTTATTTTGATCATGCCGCGCTGCTGGAAACGGTAGAAATCGTCACAGGAAATGATGTCGTTAATCCCGGCGATGGAGACGCCACCACTGATTTTCTGCATAACAGCATCTTCATCGGGAGTTACATCCACCTGTTTATCCAGCGTCTTCACATCCCAGTTACCCGATTTGGTGCCTTTGAAGGTAAAGATGATCTCCACGTCTGCGCGCTGGCTGTCGAAGTCCAGCGACTTAATGCGAACGATATCACCGGCACAATCGTAGTATTGGCCTACACGCCATGAGCGATCGCCGATAACAAGGAACTCACTCGCATGGTTAACCAGGTCAGGATCAACATCCAGAATGCCTTTATTTATTGCATCCTCCACCAGCGGGCGCAGGCGTTTGATATCCGTCGCGGCCTTCTGAGTACGGTTCAATAATTTCTCATAGCGGGAGATGGCTTGAGAGATATTAGCCTTGCGCTGAATGGCGTTTTTCAACGACGCGCGATACTGTGCTAACAACATACGGTCTGTGTGATGGACGCTCCCCCAGCGGGCCTTCCAGTCTGCGTTATCAGCTGCTTTGGCCATTACCGCCTGTTTGAATTTAGCTACCTCGGCGGTGGTCTTTTCAAGTTCCGCTTTGCTTCGCTCTAATTCAGCGGTAAGTACCTCCACATCCTCGCCAGCTGCGTGCTGCGCCTTGATGTAGTTCTGAAGGTCGATAGTAGCCTGTTCTTTCTGGCGAGCGCGTTGCGCGGCTTTCGCCTTATCCATTTGAACCTGCATCATTGCCAGACGTTCGCCATCATCCTTAGCGGTATACATCTGCATTTCGATCATATCGTTGGCGTCGGCGTTCTCCATTTCAGACTTATCTGAGCGGAGGATATCGGAGATCCAGCCTGCTTTACGCTTCAGCGTCTTCAGTCGGTATTCATCGAAAGAACCCTTGCCGCAGTAGTAGTGAACGCGAACGCTTGCACGGTTGGAACCAACTCGGGCACCGCGACCGTTACGCTGTGCGATACTGGCTGGTGTCCATGGCAACGTCAGATGATGGATGTCAGTCGTTCCTCGATGCAGGTTGATACCCACCTCTGCCTTTTTGTTGCAGATGATAATCGGAGTCCGGCCCTCCTGGAAGTCGGCAGCAATCTTTTCCAGCCCACCCAGCGACATTTCATTTTGCTGCGCGATATAGGCGTCATACAGAGCCATTTGCTCGTTGTATTTCGCTATCTGTGCATCTGTTGGTTCATCCGGTAGCTCTTTCGGTGGTTTAACCGCTTTCAGTTTCTTACCGGTTTTACCTGCCTCGGCAACCGTCTGAGCATTCAGGATCCCCACCTTTGAAGGTTCAAGGTTAAGAGCATTGCAGATAATGCGCTTGAGCTTCTGGTGCTGCGTTTTTTCATCGGTGAAGATGATTTGCTTACCTTCCGGGAAAAACTCCTTCAGCGTGGCAATCAGCTTCGCGTATTTGGGCGTAACGGGGTGAGTTACGGTCTGTTCGTCAATGCCAAACCTGGCCAGGCGCTTATTCACTTCCTGCTCGAACGCTTCCGGAACCTGTAACTGAATAAACTCGCCCTTATCTATCAGGGAGTATTGCGATTGCTGCGTGATTGAATCATCACTGTCGTCGTCTTCGCTGGTGGCTTGTTTAGGCAAACTGTCCGCCAGCTGCTGCACCGCATCGGCGTACTCCGGCAGGAAACGATAGGTGATCCGGCGATAGTACAGGTCCATGTCAGTACATACGCGGTCCATATCCCTGATTATTGAGAAGATCGGACGGGCCTTCTCGTGCTCAATCACGCCGTCTTCATTGACCGAGGTCGTTACGCCATTGTTGGCTTTTGCTGTCGCTTCCGCCTGCTGACGCAATTCTTCATACGCCGCCAGTTGTTCTTCAGTAAGTGGTGCATCCTGCTGGTGTTCGTCCAGTGCCGGGATCTCCACGGTATCCTTAACGTCTTCCGCCGTTTTAAGCGTTGTCCAGCGATGGAATATGCCGCGCAGCGCATCAAGGTTTTCAAAGCCCACCAGCGCCATTTTTTCTTCAACTTCACCGCTGATTTTCTGTACCGTTTCCAGCCTGGTCTTGCCGAAGAATTTAACGAAGTCATCAGGACCGTAGATCCCCATCTTCTGCCAGTATTCCTTCGGCAGAACATGAGAAAGCATGTTGTATGCATCGATCGGGGTGTTAACGACTGGCGTTGCAGTCAGGAGAACCGGTCCGCGCCCGCCATTCTTTTTCATCAGGTACGCGTTTTTGATTGCCATATCTCGCGCCGATTGCGCTACCGCGCTGGTGGGCAGATAGGCCAGCTGTGACGCTTCGCGACCATTTTTATAGCTATTGCGGTAGTTGTGGCCTTCGTCGGCGATCACGCTGTCGAAGCCCATATCCTCAAAGTACGGATACTTCTCTGCTTTTTCGGTACCGGTATCTGAATACTCCGACAATACCCGGCGACGCGCCGCCTCTTTGCGATGGGAATCGGAATCCATTGCGCTGGCTACGCGCCCAGCGGCAACGAAGTCATAAAGCATATCCTGTGCATGCTCATCTACGGTGTCATCACGTAGCGGAATGCGGGCGTATTGTTCTTTGGTAAACACGACTGCACGGTAATTTGAGTGCGGGATCGCGTTCATCCGCGCCGTGATAGTGGCTTCATCTGCCAGCTTAAGAGCATCGCGCATAACTGGAGTGCCATCAGTACCAAGAACTGGTTTACCGTTCTCATCGAGCACCGGCACCTGGCGAATCTGATCGCCATCCATCAGCACATCAAGACCGACGAACAGGTAGTTACTGAATGCCTCTTCACTCAGGAATTCTTTTGCTTCGTAATACCAGTTTTCCAGCACTGATTTAGGCACTACATACGCAGTACGGGTGGAGCGACCGTTCTCATAGTTGAACGCCTCAAGCGCCAGCGCGGTCGTTGTTTTACCCAGCCCGGTGCCGAAGCCCAGGATGCCGCGCCCATCTTCGGACAGTCGGCGCACCTCGCTATTCTGGTAATCAAATGGCTGGCGCTTACCGCTTAATCCCTTCAACCCAAGCGGATCGCCAGAGTGTTCATACGGGATATTGCTATTGAACACATCGTTGTATTTGGCAACCAGCTCATCGTAGCGATCGTGCGTCTTGATCCACTTATTGAACTGGTCCTCAAGCAGTGCCATCTGCTCGCGGTAGCCGTTCGCCGTCGCGCTATCTTTGCCACCGATACGCGCACCATTGAGATACTTTTCCAGCTGTGCCGGGAACCCGGTCGCGTTTTCACCTGATTTACGGTCCCACTCGTAGCGGATCTCGCCTGTTTCTTTATCCTTACGCTGGACGACACCGTATCGGTGCCCGACGAACAGGCCATCACCACCGTGATAGGTGTCAGAAACCATTTCGTCGCCTTCCAACTGCACTGACTGCACATAGCGCAGATCCGGATAGCCGTTTTCCTGCAAAAACTCCAGAATGACGGAACGGTCGAACCAACGGCTATTGAGCTTAAAGCGGATATTCTCTGCTGGCGTCTTGATGCGCTTCTCTTCGATCGCTGCCAGCTGATTAAGGACGTTGTTCTTTACTGGACCGTCGGGGAGCGTGGCGAGGAATTCCTGTTTTGGAGCCACTATCTCGTTAATGTCGCCGCTGGTGGCGCGGGCGAACGGAACAATCCCGCCATACGGTGAAACCGCAATGCCAGGGGTGCTGGCCAATAAATTAAGCAACTCGTCATCACTGGCTGGCAGTTCGCCGGTAAACGCAAGGCGGAAATCATCGAGCTGGATTGGATCGCGAGTGAGATCACTGTAGAGATAACGCAGGGTGTCCTGATAGCTGGTGGAGTCATAACTGGCGCTGGAATCATGCGTAACCAGTTTTCCTGTCAGCTCGTCAGAAATAGTGCCATCCAGCTTAATTGCACCACGGAAAGCAAACCAGGCGCGCGCACCGCTCCCCGATAATTTCGCTATCGGACCGCGACCGGGGTTACCAAAACGGTCAATCTCTGCCTGCAAACGGGATACCAGAGAAAGGCGCTGCTGTTCGATTTGTTCAGCACTATGCCCGGCGGCCTTCATGTCCTGATATTCAATTAACATCCGGCCAATCATCGCCCCGCGATACAAGCGTTCACGGTATTTTTCAGGCTGGCTGTTAATCCAGTCCACCAGCTGCACCATATCGTCGCTGATTGATGTGGTGTACTTATCGCGGACATTTGCCATCTGGGTAAATGTCATGCCGAGACGGCCTTCTGTTGTAGTCAGGTTACGCTGAAGAGCCTCCCAGCTATCCGCGCCATAACTGGCAGCATCGATCTTAAGTTCCTTCCCGGCATCAGCTTCAATCCAGCGACCACCAGCATATTTTTGCCATACGCCATTAATCAGGCGCATTTCCCCTTCACCAACAACGTCTGCGGTCGGTGACGGTTCAGCCATATCGAGCAAAGACCAGTCGATACGGCTTTCGAAACGATGAATCAGCTTCGCTTTAAGAGCCTGGTTATCAATCTGACCGTCGGCACGAACCTCAATACGCCCCTGGAAGCCCTTTTCCTGGGTGCCATGAACAAACCGGCGACCGTCCTTTTCAAACCACTTGCCAGAAATAAACGTTGGCCAAAGCACATTTGCCGATTCAAGAGTGCTTTCATCCACCAGGGGGATTTTCTCAGCCATCTCTGCCGGATGTTTGCGCATCAGCACCACATCAACGACTGTACTGGTCCCGTTTGCGTCAAAAGTACCGGTAGGCAAGCGGTGAGCGCCAAGAAATTCAGCTTTACGGGATAAGCGCAGGCGTAACCGCTTCATGTTTGAACCTGAAACAATGGACGGCGGCACAATCACACACATGAATCCGCCAGGTTTTATCTTGTCCAGCATGCGGAGCATGAAGTAAGACCCCATGTCCGTTTCTTCTGCGTAAGGCTTATCGATGTTGCGTGTGTTATCACGACCGCCGAACGGAACGTTACCCACAACATGGTCGAATGAATCGTTAGGCGTGTTTATAGCCAGCTGTTCGAACGGGGAAATCTGTACGCTGTCTTCCGGGTGTAACAACTGGTTTATACGACCGGAAACACTGCTGATCTCAGTCGCGGTCATCACCGTACCAACCGGTTTTGTCTCATTAAAAACGCCGGTTCCCGCCGATGGTTCCAGAGTGTTACCTACGTCCGCGCCGTAGAGCTTCATGATCTCCCAGACACCTTCAGCGATAGGCTTTGGTGTGTAATATTCGGAGACGGACCCGCCAATGCCGCCTTCACCAGTGTACCCGGCCAGGATCTGGCGCTGTTCATCTGTCAGTGTCGCGCCGTCCACCAGCGAATTAAGCAAATCTATCGCCTTCTGATTCGCCTCCCGGCGCAGTCGGTCATAGCTTTTGCCTTCCACCTTTTCCACGCCGTATTTAATCGGCGCTCGGTGAGATGTTATTGCCCTAATGTATTTCAATATTTCGCTGACACTTGAACAGCGAAACACACCCATAGATAGCTTGTTCATTGGTAATCCTTAACAAGTGACTAGTGTTAAATTCCGTTCAAACACGATGCGAATTATTCTAATTAAGGTGCAATCTTGGCAGACAATAAAATCACGCTATCCTCGGTCAGGAAGGCGCTGGCGGGGGTTTTTAAAGACAACGGAGAACGGGACAACATCCTCCTGTCCGCGCTGGCTGTGCACGGCGGAAGTGGGTATTTGTTTTCTCGCGCAGGGGCACCGGTACAACTGTCCGGCTTCTTAGGCGGCAAACCGGGCGATAGTGGCATGGCTGGTGATGGGCTGGTGGATGGGAGTCGCTTTATCTTTGATGAAGTTCAACTGCCGGAAGACCGCTTGCAACGCTATCCGCTACTCGAAGAAATGGCGGTTTACAGCACGATCGCCACCGCTCTGAACATCCATATTACGCACGCGCTCTCTTTCGATAAGAAGACCGGACAAACCTTCTCTATCGTGCCGGTACACAACGGAAACGATAGTGACTATGACGCCGCGCAGGGGTTGTGTGACGAGCTGATGAACGACATCGGGCGAACCATCAACAAAGAGGTCGCCGGGTGGGCATTTATCATGTCTGTATTTGGGGTGGCTTATGTCAGGCCATACGCCAAAGAAGGCATAGGGATCACGTCTTTTGAGTGCTCCTATTACACCCTTCCGGGCTTCATCAAAGAGTTCGAGGTCAGCGGTAACCTGGCGGGATTTAGCGGCGATTATCTGAAGGACGCGTCAGGGAAAATGGTTTTCGCCGATCCGTGGGCCATTATCCCTATGAAAATCCCCTACTGGCGGCCTAAGTCAAACCTTATGCCTGTGCACACTGGCCATAAAGCATACAGCTTGCTGGATAATCCGGAAGAGCGCACGCCGATTGAAACCCAGAATTACGGGACCAGCTTGCTCGAATACGCCTACGAGCCGTACATGAATCTGCGTTCGGCGATCCGCTCACTGAAGGCAACGCGTTTTAATGCGTCGAAAATTGACCGAATCATCGGCCTGGCGATGAATAGTCTGGATCCGGTAAAAGCAGCCGATTATTCGCGCACCATTACTCAGACGCTTAAACGAGCAGCTGACCTGATGGAAAAGCGCGCACGCGGCGCGAATAACATGCCTACGGTGACCAATACCCTGCTGCCTATTATGGGCGACGGCAAGGGACAGATGACTATTGATACTCAGACCATCCAGGCTGACATCAACGGCATTGAAGACATTCTCACCTATATGCGCCAGCTGGCGGCAGCACTTGGCCTCGATTACACCCTCCTGGGGTGGGCAGATCAAATGTCCGGCGGGCTTGGTGAAGGTGGATTCCTGCGCACGGCAATTCAGGCCGCCATGCGCGCCTCATGGATCCAGCAGGGCGTAGAAGAGTTCATTCAGCGGGCTATCGATATTCATCTTGCTTTCAAGTACGGCAAGGTATACCCGGAAGGTGATCGCCCGTACAAAATCGAATTCCACTCCGTTAATACCGCTCTGCAACAAGAGCACAACGATAACCGCGACTCGCAGGCGAACTACGCCACCATCGTTACGCAAATCCTCGATGCCGTCAGCAATAACAGCGTCCTCGCCAATTCCGATGCATTCAAACGTTACCTGTTCAGCGATGTGCTGGAGATTGACGAAAAAATCTCTGAAGCACTGGTGAACGAACTGAAAGCGAAAAGCGAGGACGACGATCACCTGATGGATTCCATCATCAAAACACCGCCACAGGAACTGGCGCAAATCCTTGAATCGGTCTTTAAAGAGGGAAACGAGAATGACTGATGTTTTGAAAACGGTCACTGACCGCTTTTGTCTCTATAGTAATGCTAGAAAAGGTCGCCAGAACGGGCGACAGTATGTATTAAGCGCGGTAAAGACCATGCTTGAAAGCAAGGAAACTCAGGAAGGTTTACGCCTTGGTGAGCTTTTCGGCTATTACGGTCACGGTCGCCGACAGCTGACCGGCAAACTGGAAGTACCAGAAACCAGCGTGATCATGGTGGAAGGTCGCCCGGTCGTAATCGACAATGTTCCAGCGTGCCGAACAGTGGCTATATCTGTTGACGACAACGGCATCGTTACCCATACACAGGAAATTCTTAACACAGAGCCGGGTAAAATTGTTGCCGCGATGATCGAAAGCCGAGCTGGTGGCTGGAGCTGGGCCACTGGCGGGCGTGAGTCCGGGAAAATCGCTGTAACCACCAGCTTCCATGGTGTGGATTATGTGACAACGCCGAACTATATCAGTCTGGATCATCCTGCCAGCGCCGGAATGTTTGAAAGCGCGGATTCTAAATCTTTACTGGCAGAGTCCCTGGCGGCGCATGGGTACTCCGACGAGTCAGTGCAGGCCGTTATATCCCATTACGGCAAAATGGCTGAACTGGAAATGATGGTGGAGGCGACAGAGCGTACGGCAGAACTGGAAACTGCACTACTCGAAAGCCAGGGCCGCCACCTCGAAGCAATGGCCAAGATCGCAGATGCTGAAGCGCGAATCGCTTTGCTGGAGGAAACAGCGGGTATCCGCGACGATGTGCTGGCAGCAATGCAAGACGAACTGGATAACCTCCCGATCTTCGTCTCCGCCGCCCAAAAAGACGCATTCCGCCTCAAAGAACCTGGTGATGCAAAAATCGTTGCCACACTTTTCGAATCTCTGATCAAAGTTGGCGCACGCAACTTGCCTGTCACCAAGAAAATTAAGGAGGTTCCGCAAGCGGCTAACGTCCAGGCACCGCGTGAGACAAGCATCATCACGTTTAATAATTCAATCAACCCGTTTAATTGACACCCTCCACGCCCTGACGGGCGTGGATTCCTGCTACGTTCAGGCTGTCGCCTGAATCATTTCGGTGGGTTCCTGCTTCAACGGGCGGCCTGACTGCACCATCCCTCCACAGGCAAGTACGGCGTGCCCCGCCGCTAAAATGTTACGAGCGCCGTTTACATCGGCGTTCGCTGTATATCCACATACCTGGCATCTGAATTTACTTTGTGACAGGCGATTTTCTTTCGCTGTATGACCACAGCACGCGCAACGCTGGCTTGTGTACGC